CTTTAACAGGTTGGTGACGCTAACTCACATGAAGCTCAACAACACTAATTCGTCCGGCAACGGGCGAATTGTGGCTCTACTATCTACATGATGCTAACAAAACTGCTTCGCAGTTGTTGTGTTTCATATATATAAAGTAAGAAAGAAGAAAAATGCGTTGAGCGCAAGCGAAAACGCATAAGATCTTTAGATCTTACTAACAGTGTAAAGGAATAAATAACACTACATAACAGTTATGGAAAGTTAATCAATGCGTTTAAACGAAATTCTGACAGAACAACAGGTAGATGAAGCACCCAAAGGCTTTTTATCACGTGTTAAGGATAAGGCATTATCATTCGTTCCTGGAGCATCTACGGGTGCCAAGGCAAGATTAGAAGTTGGCAAGGAAGCAAACTGGTTGAAAGACAAGTTTATGGTCTTCATCAAGAAGATACAAAAGCCAGCAACTCCACAGACTGTGATAGATTTTCTTAGAAAGAACAACTACCCTACAGGTGATGCTGAACAGGAAATGACCAAGGTTACCAAGGGCCAAAAAATTGGCGGCGCCATCGGCAAGGCCGCTGGTAATGTGGCCAAGGGCATCGGAAATGTGGCAGGAGCAATTGCAAAGGGAGCAGAAAATCTCAAAAAATCAAATCAATCAGCAACACAGCCGCCTGAAGCAAACAAACAGGATCCTAATGCAAAGACTGATCCAAATGCACAAAATAATCAAGAACCAGATACAGGTGACAACCTATCAATCAAGGGTCAGAAAGGAAAGAAAATAGTTCCACCTAGCGAACAGAACAAAACAATGCAGGCAGCGTCCATAGATTGGAGTGGAGCGCAGTTTATTTTTGAGGATGCACAGGCTGCACTAAGCGGCGGACAGTTGGACAACATATTCATGGCAGCGGTAAAACAAGCCATTGCACGTGACGAGGGTGGACAAGCGGATACAGGAACCGGAGTTGCTCCAGCAGATGCACAGACTGGCGGTATCAAGGGCGCAGCAAAAGCAGCGGCTGATCAGTTTGGAAAGGCAACGGCAGAAGTTGGCTCAACACTACCTCCGGAAATTAAGAAACAATTGGATGCACTTCCAATGAGAGACAAACAACAACTATTGAAGATGCTATAACATGAGACTAGGACAGATACAAAAAAGAAAATTAATTACGGAAGGGATGAATGATCCCCAACTTATGATAATGGAACAGCGTGTCATCCAGCCTTGGGTAGCAAGCGTTGAACAGTATGTATTCGAGGCAGCACTGAGTCAGGATCAGATCAAGCAACTGTTTGGTAACATCGAACAGGCTGCAACAGACGCAGGTGGAAATAGAACTGTGTTAGGTAAAGCCAAGGATGTAGCAAGCCTTCCGATTGAAGCAGTCAAGTGGATCGACAACAAGATTAACGAACTAGGCAGACTGGTTCAAAAAGCAGGACCGGTCCAAAATGCGGATGCCAAATTTGATGAACTAAAACAAAAAATTGGTGCAAAGGATTCTAAGGTAGTCAATGCCATCAAGGCAGTGAGCGATTGGGCAAAGGAAAATCCAGGCAAGGCAACCATAGCGGTGGGTATCCTAACCGCGGCAGCGGCACTTGCGGCAGGACCAATGGGAGGCGCAGTAGCAGGTTTCCTTGCACGAGCAACAAAGGATCTACTACAGGGTGAAAAACTTTCAACAGCGGTTGGTAAGTCAATTAAAACGGCAGCATATGGTGCTCTTGCTGGTGCAGCAATCCAAGGCCTAACTGATAACATGATTGATAACATTGCAACGGGCAGTGAAGCAGAAGCAGATGCCATGATGGATGCATTTGAAAAGGCCAACTTTACCGCGGCAGTGGACAAGGCGGTGGCTGATGCAGGATTTAACAAGGGTGTGTTAGACGGTGCCATGAACTATTCGTCATCGGGTAACATCAATGCATTTACGTTCAATTATGACTTTACAATGACCGCCGATCAGGTCGCAACTTACAAACAATTAGCAGCAGCAGCGTCTAATGCAGAAACGTTTAGTCCAGAATATTACAAAGCGGCAGGCGAATTACACGGTTTCTTATCAACGGCACAACAGGCAAATAGTGATCTAACCGCACTTGCACAGACAATTAAAAACATTCCAAAAGATTATCTAACAGGCGATCAGTTGGATGCAGCAATTGCGGTGCTTGACAATGCAGACGAAGCCATTGAACAAATTTCTAATCTAGGTGGTGGAGCAGCGTCGGCGGCACAGGGTGCTCTACAAACGGTTGATGATAAAAATAAAGAAATGCACAAGGTAAAACCAGTCAGTCCTCAAGAAAAAGCAGAACTGGAAGCCAGCACAAAAGAATCAAAAATATACAAAGGTCAAAAACTTTCCGAAGGTCAGATTTATCTACTATTCAACAGATTAACAAAGACAAACGATCACATGCTGGAAAACAAACTGATGTTTGAAAGCGTGTTTGATGCTGTTGTGCATTATAATAGACAAACAATCAACGAAGGTCCGTTGGACACAATTAAAAAAGGCGTTGGAAAACTAAAGCAAGCCGGAAAGAATTTAACAACCAAAGTTACTGCTGATAAACTTATGAAAGCGTGGAACAAAGCAGGTGCGCCCACAGACAGTGCAGAAGTATACGATATTATCAAGAACATGGGAGTTGCAGATGATGTTATTAAGGGAACATACGACTCAATGAAGATTGAAGTTCCGGCAGCAACAGACGCACCAGATGGCGATCAAGATCCAGGTGCAGCAGATTCAGAAACAAATGCAAATGCTCCTACAGATTCAACAGCAGGCGATGAAGGTTCAAGCACTACTGACACAGGCGCAGCGGATACTAATGCAGGCGGCGATACTCCAGCACCAACTGATGACACAACAGATAATACAGGTGCTGAATCTCCTAAGGCTGAAAGATATTACCTACAAAAAAATACAAAAGATGAAACCAAGGTTGATATCATAGACAAGCAAACCAGCAAACCAATCAAGAATGGTGTTGCTCTTGCTCCGGAAAAAGCAGAGCCAATGAGCGACAAGATGAACAAGGAAGCAGGCAAGTTTGAGCCAAAGGCTGGCGAACGCTACACAATGCAACCCAATCAACAGAATCCAAAAACATATGATGTCATTGACACACAGACTGATCAACCAGTTGAAAAAGGTGCAGGCTTACAGCCAGGTGATGCCGAAGAAATGCGTGACGAATTAAATTCCAAAAAGGATACCACTACTACACAGCAAACATCAACCACAAGCACACAAGATACCACAAATACTGGTGCCACAGACACGGATACAGCGTCAACAAGCGGTGGTCAAGATGATAGTGCTACAACTACACCAACGGATCAAGTAGACGCAAATAAAGACGGATTAGACGACAAAACCGGCAATCCAATGTCCAATACTAGAGGTGATGGGCAAGGACAAAATACAGCGGCACCAGGCGGTGCAGCACCTGTCGATGTAAATGCTCTAGCAGCAGAAATTAAGAAGTTAAAGCCTGAACAGATTGAAGACGCTAAGAAATTATTAGCAGCCTAAAAGAAAGGCAAATTGGTTTTTTTGGTAGTTTCAAGATTTTCTTTTATTATTTCCGCAACGATTTCTCGCTCTTCAAAACCTAGATGCATGCCCTCGCTATAGGATAGTCCTCTCATCCACCAACACATCTTGAGAACTTCCTTTTTGATTCCCTTCGCCTCTTTGTCTAGTTTCTTGACTTCCTGCAAGATCTCCGGCAAAGGGAGGGTTAAGATCTTGCGGCGAAAAAATCCGCTTGATCCATTGTAATAGCAATTTCAAATGTATGCTGGCACTTGTCACAAGTTGCTTGGTCTACTTTAAGTTCAAGGGTCTGTTTCATCTTTTGAAGTTGTTGGTTAACGCTTTCAAAAATATAATTTTCTGCGTTAAGAATAAACTCCTTAATTTTGGCTCTGTCAGTTTCACTACCATTAGGAGTATCTATTCTGTGAACTGCATCGGCTATCAGTTCAACCGTGAGTTCTGTTATCTTAACAAAACTGCTTCCGAATCTATCTAATTTTTCTTCTTCACTTAGATTATCATTATTAATGACGTTAAAGATTTTTTCCTGTTCAATTCTGCTAATTGTTTTCTTTGTGGTTTCTCTGTATGTAAATGGACGAATGTGAAACACAAGGTCACCAACCTGAAACTGTTTGACATATTGAAAGTTTGCTAACTTATCTAGAAAGTTAGTAAGAGTGTATTCATGTCTTAATTCTTCCTTGCACTTGGGACACTCAGAATCAATGTCCATTTTCTCACCATAGGTTGCAATTCTTATGGCAACTAGTGCGGCATCCAAATCAATGGATGGCATCTGCCAAGGATCTACTATGCTTGGTATGCAGCTCTTTATGACTGACACGGTTGACTGCCCATTTAGCAAAGCGTCAGGAGTCTTAAACATAAGTTCATCCTTTGCTGTCATTGAATAAACTGCGTAGGTTCCGTCCTCGCTCTTATCCAAAGCACCTTCGGGGTAAAAATCACCCTTGCTTGGTAGTTTTATGTAGATCTTTGGTTGCCTATAGTAGGCTGATAGAGGACTGGTCTCCTGCGATGTGTTTTGAGCACCAGGAGTTCCGGATATCTCTACCTTTGGTAACTCAGTATTTTCGTCCATTTTTATCTCCGATAAATAATATATTAATAAGCAATTGCTGAATGTATTTATATGCGTATATTTCTGGGGTTTAGAATAAATGGCTGATAACGTTACTGGACAGTTTGGACAAGAGGATATAATCCTCAATAATGCCGCGACCGAAGCCACTCTTAAACAAATTTTGGAAATGCAGAAGGTCATTGCCGCAAATGCGGCACAGGGCTTCAAGAGCGGAGCCGACCTAGATTCTGCCATAAAAGGTCTTGCCAAAAAAACCAAAGACGCAGCAGCAGCAGGCAAAAAATTCACAGGATCCACCAAGAGAGCCTATCTAGCACAGCAAGAAAACACAGAAGCCGTAGAAGATAACACAGACGCATTCAAAAAATCAAGCAATCGACTTAACTTCTTTAAGGATGTTCTTGGCAAGGTAGCGGGTGGAGCACTAGGACTTCTAAAAGCAACCAGTAAGGTTGCATCCAGTTTCTCAAGCATGGACGGATCACTGTCTGGTGCAACATCAGCACTGGCAGCATCAGGGTCAGCAATAAAAGGACTAGGAATGGCTTCCGAAGCATTGGAGGCAACCTACGGACCTACAGTAGCAGCACTAGATAAAACCAGAGCAGCATTCCAAGAAACAGCAGCGGTTGGTGCTAACTTTGGCAGCAACATGAATGGCGTAGTCAAGGCAGCGGGCGAAGCAGGATTGAGTCTAACAGAATATGCGGGTGTTGTAAAGAATAATTCAGAAGCAATGATGCTATTGGGTGGTTCAACAGCAGAAGGTGCTAAGAGACTGGCAAGACTAAGCAGCGAAATGAGAAAGACCACGCTGTTTGACGACCTAACTAGACTTGGATATGGCACGGTAGAAATCAACGAAGGCTTTGCAAATTACACCAAATTGATGACAAGAAATGGTAGAATTCAAGGTTTGACTGACAAGCAGTTAAGAGAAGGCACGCACAGATATCTTAAGAATCTAGACGCAGTTAGCAAATTAACAGGTAAGAGCAAGGAATCACTACAGGCTGAGGAAGACGCAAGACAGGCAGATGCACAGTATCGTGTGATGATGTCTGGGTTGGATGCAAAAGGCAGAGAGGAAATGGAATTGTTAATGAAGACAATTCCGGCACAACACCAAGCAGGCCTTAAGGAAATTCTTGCAACAGGAACGGCAACAACCCAAGCGGGTATCGATGCAATGGCCTACTTGAAAGAATCAGGCAAGAATGCGCAGGACCTTCACTATCAGATGAAGCAGTCTGGAACGCTGACAAGAGAACAATCTCTACAATTTAACAAGGCTTATCAGCAAGAATTACAGGCATTGGCTAAGAGTCCGCTGATGGAAACACTTGGTAAGTTTGTTCCTGAGGCGAATGACCTAGTCACTGGTGTGTTTGATGTGGCGGGTCGAACCAAGGACCTGGAAACAATCTACGCTGAAATTGAAGCAAATCTCAAGAAGAGGCGTGACGGAACGAAGGATGACGAAGAAGATGAAGATTTAGTTGATCCAGCAACCATAGAAAAATTCAGAAACACAATCAACGAAGCAGCCAACAAGATGACTGCTAACCTTAACACCATAGACATATCAAAACTACAGAGCCTATTTGAAACCGTAAGCATGAATGCTGCGGACATTGCACCAAAGATGCTGGGCAAGGCAGCGGAGCACTTTGACAAGATAGCGGCGTCAGCAGTGGCAGCAGAAATTGCACTGATGGCATTGGCAGCAGCGGCAGGACTGGCGGCAATAGGACAGGGTGCGGGAGCAGTAAGGGGTCTCAAGAATCTCAAGAAACCTCCAAAAAATGTTCCTAAACCTGGAAAACCACCAACCACTGGCGGTGTAAAACCCGGCAGCATGATGAAGAACATAGGCAAGGGAGTTGCCAAGGGACTGAGATTTATCCCAGGAGTTGGGTTGGTTGCCATGGCAGGAATGGCAGCATTTGAAGGATTCTCCGCAGGTGCTAACGCTGAAGAATACTTGGGATTGGACGAAGGCGAAGCAGCGACCGCGGGTGAAAGAGCATCATCCACGATTGGTGGTATTGTAGACAGCCTTACTTTTGGTTTGATAGATGGACAAAACGTAGCCAAAAAATTAGTTGACATAACGGGTGCTGGTGTCAATACCATAGAAGAATATGAAGCGGAAATTGCCAAGGAAAAGGAAAGACTTGAGAGAAGTTTGGCTGGCGAAAATGAATATTGGGGTAGAGAAAGTAAAGGACAAGAAGCATCCAGAGAAAAAATCCTCGAGATGGAGCAGAAGATTGCAGAACTCAAGGCGGAGGAACTCAAGAAACAGCAGGAAGCAGGAAACCAAATGCCTGCGGAGTTTTCCGGAGGAACGCTGGGCAGCCTAGGCAAACTGTTTGGAAACTTTGGATCAGGCACACCAGCAACACTGCACGGTTTGGAAGCAGTAACTACTCCTGCACAAATGGCAGAAGTTGTGGCAAGCGGAGTGACTGGAACCATGCAGTCGTTCATTGGAAACGTCCAAAACATGCTCAAGGCCGACGAGGAAAAAGCAGTCAAGGACATTACATCAACAGGAGCCAAACCACTAACAAGCGCCGCAATGGCATCAGCAACCACAAAGTCACCTAACGAAATAATGATAGAGTTAAATACAAGCATACAAGAACTAGTGGCATTACAAAGAATGAGTAATTCACTAACACAGAAACACATAGGTGTCACTTCGGGCTTGACAAATGATGCATTTAGTGTATAATATAAGGTAAGATATGAGTTGGAAAAAATACTTTACGCCGGTTAACACCGAAAATCAATCAGGATCATACAGCCCGATCAGTGGAGGTGGACGTCCTGGTCCAGCACGTTCCAATTATTCATCATATCTACCTGATGTGTATGCGGGCTCACCAAATCGTATTGAAAAATACATGCAGTATGACACTATGGACATGGATTCGGAAGTCAATGCTGCACTGGATATTCTTGCAGAATTTTGCACGGGCAAGGACAAGGAAAACGCAACTCCGTTCCACTGCTTCTTTAGGAATGCACCAACGGGCGTTGAAACAAAATTGCTAAAGGAAGCACTACAAAAATGGTGCAAGACGCAGCAGTTTGAAAATAGAATTTTTAGAATAGTAAGGAACACATTCAAGTATGGCGATTGTTTTTTCATGCGCGATCCAGAAACTAAAAAGTTATTGTATGTGGATCAAGCAAAGGTCTCCAAGATTATTGTTAACGAATCCGAAGGAAAACTTCCCGAGCAGTATGTTATAAGAGATATTAATTTTAACTTTAAAAATCTAGTAGCAACTACTCCACACGGAACTACAAACACTTCACCTAGTGGAACAAGTTCATACACAAGCGGTGGCGGATTTGGAAGAGGCATGGTAGGAACGGCTGCACAACCTCCCGGAACAAGATTTCAAAACGCACAAAACGAAGTAACCGTTAATGCTGAACACATCATGCATATCAGTTTATCAGAAGGATTGGACAACAATTATCCTTTTGGTAATTCATTGCTTGAAAGTGTGTTTAAAGTTTACAAGCAGAAAGAATTACTAGAAGATGCAATCATCATTTATAGAATTCAAAGAGCACCTGAAAGAAGAATTTTTTATGTTGACGTGGGTAACATGCCTGCACACATGGCAATGAGCTTTGTTGAAAAGGTTAAGAATGAAATCCAACAGAGACGTATTCCTAGTTCAACGGGTGGTGGAACAAGTGTAATTGATGCTTCATACAATCCACTGTCAACCAACGAAGACTACTTCTTCCCACAGACTGCTGAAGGTAGAGGATCTAAGGTTGAAACATTGCCAGGTGGAACCAACCTTGGCGAGATTACAGATCTAAAATATTTTACTAATAAATTGTTCCGTGCTTTGAGAATTCCGGCGTCTTATTTGCCAACATCAATTGATGAACAGGCTAATACTGTAGCAGATGGTAAAGTAGGAACAGCATACATTCAGGAACTTCGTTTTAACAAATACTGTGAAAGACTACAGAGCAACATTGTAGAATCTTTTGATCATGAATTTAAACTATGGCTAGACTCAAATGGCTACAATATTGATCCTAGCCTATTTGAACTTAAATTTAATCCTCCTCAAAACTTTGCAGCATACAGACAGGCTGAACTTGATACGACGAGAGCAAACATCTTTGGAACGCTACAACAGGTTCCACATCTATCAAAACGCTTTGCACTAAAACGTTATCTTGGTTTAACGGAAGAGGAAATCAAAGAAAACGAAAGATTATGGCGCGAAGAAAATGGTCAAAATCTAGTAGGCACTAGCCAGGACGCAGCAGGCGAACTGAGAACGGCTGGTATTACTCCAGGCGGCATAGCAGCAGATGCTGAGACGCAGGATGCGGAAGCACCCGAAGCGGCAGCAGCAGCGGCAGAGCAACCAGAGGGAGGAACTGACGCAGAAACACCTGCACAGTAATAAATACAGTATGCTTCTTAGAGAATTTTTATATTTTAATGACGACATAAATGACTTTGCTGTGGACAGAAGGTATGACAACAGCAATGACTCATCCGTTGTGGAACTAGACGATACTAGAAAAATCAAACTTACCCTAAGACAGATTAACCAACTGCGCCTACAAGCAGAAGCCCACGAAGCAGAAAGAAAATCTGAGCTGGGTTTCATAAGTCAAATGTATGGAACACCAGTTGAGCAAGAAGAATAAAAATAAAGCACTCACTAGAGATATAGCATTTGTTCTTGGTAATGGCAGGAGCAGACTCCGCTTGAACTGTGAAAAATTATTAGACATAGGCACAGTGTATGGCTGTAACGCACAGTATAGGGAATTTGATCCGCATTATCTAGTTGCTGTTGATGTCAAAATGGTAAACGAGCTGATAGAATCTGGATACGCACAGAAAGGAACAGTTTGGACAAATCCCAATAAAGGAATCAAAAACAAGGACAAGATAAATTTTTTCAACCCACATAAGGGCTGGAGTAGCGGTCCAACGGCACTTTATTTTGCTGCTAAAAATGGTCACAAAACAGTATACATACACGGATTTGACTATCAAGGTGACAAAGGCAAGTTTAATAATGTGTATGCAGACACGCACAATTATAAAAAAAGCACAGATTCTGCTACTTTTTTTGGCAACTGGCTATCTCAAACCGAGAAGGTTATTAAGGAGTTTACGCACACACAATTTTATAGGGTAATAGACAGCGGAGCATTCATTCCGGACAAATTAGGCCCACAGTATGCTAATCTTAAACATGTTTCTTACGAAGATTTTGCAAAAACCTTCGGAGAACTATATATCAACGCAAAATGATTCAAAATATGCACATTTAAACAGTTTTTTATAAGTAAAATGTAAATACATTACGAAACAGCCTTACCGATTAAAAAAAGGAGAATACAATGGCAGACAAATCTACACTAGAACAAATGCTTGAGCATTTGGTTAATGATGACACTGCGAAAGCAGAAGAGCTATTCCACGAGTACGTGGTGGCAAAATCAAGAGAAATTTACGAAGATCTTATCGAAGAAGAAGTCAAGGACGAAGAAGTTGACGAAGCATCTAAGGACGAAGAAGCAGAAGACAAAGAAGTTGATGAAGCATCCAAGGACGACGACGCAGAAGAAGACAAAGTTGACGAAGCATCTGATGAAGATGAAGACGATCAAGTTGACGAAGAATTTGAAGAAGTTGCCGTAGAAGCAGACGATGAAGATGAAATGGACGCTATGGGCGGAGACGCTACAGATGATTTAGAAGCGGACATCACAGGTGATGACGAAGAAGGCGAAAAAGAGCCAGAAGAGTTATTCCAGGATCTAGATTCGATCGTTGATGAACTACAGGCTAAATTCGACGAAATTAAAGGCGACGAAGGTGGCGAAGAAGATAAGGGCGATGACATGGAAGACGAAATGAAGGATTCCATCGAAACTCCAGTATCTGCTGACCCAGAAGGCGACGCTGAACTAGCAACAATGCGCGAGTATGTTGAAAAAGTAGCAGGCGGACACGGTGCTGAGAAAAAAGGCGGCGCGGAATCTGCGGACAACAAAAAGTCAGTTGTTGATAACATGAAGAACGATATGGGTGGAACTACTGCTAACATCGCAAAAGGCGGTGAAGAGTCAGGTAAAAATGACGGCGGACTAGCAGACATTAACCCTAAAGAAGAGAACATGGGCAATGTTAACACGCCAGGTTCAAAAAATGCTACAAAAATGAGCTCAACAAAAGGTCATGGTGCTGAAAAAGCAGGTAGCAAAGAATCAGCGGATAACAAGCAATCAATTTTCCGTGGTCGTAGATAACAGAGGGCATAAGGATTGAAAACTAACCTACAAGAACATCTGAGCTTCGATCAGGCTAAAATCGTCGTAGAGCGTGATGAAGGCGAGAATGGCAAAACGTTACACCTGAGTGGAATTTGCATTCAGGGTGATATACGCAATGCCAATCAGCGCATTTATTCTTCTAAGGAAATTGATAGGGCTGTCAAGACGCTCAACGAACAGATTTCTGGGGGGTATTCAGTGCTAGGTGAAGTCGATCATCCTCAAGATTTACGTATCAACCTCGACCGTGTTAGCCACATGATTACAAAAATGTGGATGGACGGTCCTAACGGCTACGGAAAACTTAAAATGCTTCCAACTCCAATGGGTCAATTAGTTTCGACCATGTTGGAGTCGGGAGTGAAACTAGGAGTTTCTAGTCGTGGATCAGGCGAAGTAGATCCAAGTGGTAACGTTCAAGGATTTGAAATTATCACGGTAGACGTGGTAGCACAACCAAGTGCTCCAGGCGCCTATCCAACACCAGTTTATGAACACCTTATGAACACACAGGGTGGCTATCAGGCATTTAAAGTAGCACAAGAAGTACAAGGCGATGCACAGGCACAACGTTTTATAGCAGAGAGCTTGAAAAAAGTAATTCAAGGTCTTAAATCTTAAGGAGAATCACAAATGTTAGATTTTGTAAAACAATTGTTCGAAAACAACGTGATTTCCGAGGAAGTCAAGTCGGAGATTGAATCCGCTTGGGAAACTGCTGTTCAAGAAAACCGCGACAACATTTCTACACAATTACGTGAAGAGTTCGCAACAAAGTATGAGCACGATAAGACCGCAATGGTTGAAGCAGTGGAAAAGATGCTTTCAGACAGAATTACTGCTGAGCTATCTGAGTTTGCTGAAGACCGCCAAGGACTTATTGAAGCACGTGCAAAGTATGCCAAGAAGATGAAGAAAGATTCTGCAGCAATGGAA